TCCAGTTCATCAGAGCGATAAACTGGACTTGGTTTCCAACCCTTTACTTCAAAGCGTTGATAAGAGGGTTTAAGAGCGTTAGCAGTTTCCTGCCAACGTTCAACACTCTCGAAACCAAGGAACGAGTACCGGCCCAACACACTCGCTGTCTCTCGAACATAGGGCAAAGGCCCTAATATCTTCTCAAGTTTCAAAAACATGAGACTTGTGGTACGCCAATAACCCTTCAGGTAGAAGAGGTTTGCCGTCGCACACCAAGATATTAACGAATGATGTTGCCTCCTGTCCTCAGGACACGGTTGCCGCACATACGTAGGTGTAACCTCGTAGCCAGCAAAAGCGTCAACGCCGCATGACTCTCTAAAGCTTCCGCGATAGAAAGTCTTAGCAGTGTTCACCTTACAGTTGTATTTACGTAGGTGATCGAGAACAGCGTCCGCATTCGTGGCGGGGACGATAATATCGTCTCCGTACACGTATACGCTCCGAGAAACCTTAAAACAGTTTCTCTGCGTATAGGAAAGGCCACTTGCCTCCAGCAGGGCGACTACACAAATAGTGTAGAAATACATCGCTTCTACTGGAAAGCAAAGAGCACTACCCATTGACGCAAACTTCTGGAGAGGATCGATAATTCGATCATCAGGAAGTTGCGCTCTAGTCGAACGACATGCTAGAATTGAATCCTTTAAATCGGGATTCGCATCAAACATTCTAATAGCAAGGTCAAGAGGTACTCTATCACTCGCTTCAGAGAGATCGATAGTTGCTAATCGACCGTCCTTCGACGACGTCAATGCTAATTTCTGGTTATGAGACTGATCACGGAAATTAATCCGTTCTCGAGTCATCCAGAAAGACTCTATCCTATCATAGAGATAGTTTCGAATCCCTTGTTGTGCATATTGCATACACACAGGTTCGATAGCAATGACGCGGGGAGATTTCAACGTCTTCGGAACCGTGATAACCTTAACGGGTTGTTCATCAGGTTCTGGTATGATCGTAACAATTTTGAGCTCCTCAGCTGATTCCGGAATACCCAAAGGGTACCCATTATCAATAAGAGGGAAGTAATGCTCAAGGCGATCATGCCAACGCCGCCAAACAAATTTCTGATTTCCAGAAATTTTATCTGCGGTAGCCCCAGGCCCATGCCTTGGGATAATCTTTGAAGGGACAAAATCCCTAAAAATATTACCCCAGAGCAAACGAGAAACGTCCAAAAATTTGGCCATTTCATCGTCTGGGATTGAAAACGTGGTGAAATCTTGCTCGATTTCGTAAAAGCTCCGTAGTGCGGCTTGTACCCTTTTCGGGGTACATGCCAATTCGACTTTGCTGAAAAGACGGCATATTTGCCGTACAGATTCAACAACAGTAGAAATATCACTGGGAGCCAGTCCTTCAGATGGTCGTAAACCATTTGGGGGTTCATACGTAATCACCTTTCCTGTCTTACGGTCAAAAATTTGATCAAGCATACCTTGAAGAAATTCAGGGATTGCTTCGTGTTTTCTTCGGTGAAAACCTTGGAAACACGCTGGATCAATACCTCCATTCTCAAGACTTCTTTCGAAGTCCTTACAGAACTGAGGCAGGGTTATCGTTAGAAACGACATCCCTTCATTTTTGACCCGTGATCTGATTGTTTCCAGGTCACGTAAATCTAAGACATCAGCGGAACACTTCATGGTCGCGTCTATATAGACCGTTTCCATGACCTCTAAGTAGACATTAACATCGCTTTTCAAGGATCCTCCTTAATCGGAGGTAGCCTTCAACGCCATGTTAACAACAATCCCACCCCCCCTATAAAGGGGGAGTGTGGTAATCACCAGAACACCCATTAAAGATGTTGGATCCAAATCAACCTCGGATCATTTCTTCGCACTAAGTGCGTCGAGTGCATCGGAGTGGTCTTGTTCGAGAATATGTGATCTTGCGATCACTTCTTCAAGAGCGAAACGAATCCCTGCATGACCAAGGTCCGAAAGAAGAGACTTAAGCTCTCGCTTAAATTTCTCCTTTTGCGTTGGAGATGGTACTGGAAGTGGAGAAATTGTTTTCACGATTCCTCCCCATACAGTTTACCAACAAGGGTGTTATCAAACCAGGTTTTAAACCCGGTTATGTGGTCAGTTAGGTCCGTCACTGAAAAACCCGTTAAGGGTCGATCGATGACAGTCTGAAAACTGAGTGTCTCCCAATTATTCGCTGAAGTCAGCGGATCGGCTTTCACTGCGCGCAAGTCGAAACGAACAAGTGTTCGAACCTTCTTGCCACTCTCTTGATGTGATATCGTGAGAGTGTAAGCTTTGTCGTTGGATTGGTACACGGATTTTAATCCTTGTGCCAAAATCTTCGGCATAGACTTCGCGACACCACTGATGGTGATAGATTGTGGATCGGTTAACATGATTGACTACTCCAGAGTTATTGGGGTTTTGTTAGTCTAGTTCGCTGACCCGTTCTGTTCCCGGTAGAACAAGCCGCTGAATAGAACTAGAGGATATCCTAGCGCCCGTGTGTAAAGCTATTACGCGATATACCGAGCGAAGCCAGGATTGCTAATTTCCTAGGATCCAAACGATCCCAGGAAAGGCTAAATCCGTATGGACTATCGGCACTGACTCTCTGTTTAGAGACAAAACGTCTCTTAAATACGAGTGTTTCGAGACCGCTATAGAAAGGAAGCTTTATAGTAAAGATCCTTTCAACGGTTCGATGTGCAGTGACGAAAAAGTAGGACGCGGCAACTTCGTCCTCTAGAGTGTCGGAGAATCGTTGTAAATACGACCCTATATTCGACACCCAATCGAGGAGCCACGTCCAAGGTGTAGCTTGCCAAATATGATATGGGCTAACACTGAGGCCGTAAATCTTAACGGCTCTCATTACCTGATTCCAGGCGGACTGATAGTCCGGTAGCGTAATATCAAATTCAGGGCGGTAAAATCTAAATTTCCCCGACGCGGAAACTGTGGTTTCGACAACCTCAGTAAGATTCCACGACGGAGGCATTTGGAAAAACTCCGAAGGAAAATTAACGGGAAAGCAGGGAACCGAATAACTCGTAGAGTCATACGGTAGAACTACGTCCGTTAAAACCGTCGAAGACCGCTCAATAGGCACTTTGACCTTTTTCCGAACCCACTTGCC